TAATAGGGTTAAGGTAGTGTGTTTGTTGTGTGGTGTAGAGTTGAAGGCAGATATGACGGTAGGAAAAGTGAGTATAATGATGCAAAGTATGGGGATGGGAGTATTGGTATGTCCTAATTGTGAGGAGATATTGGAGAAGTGGAAGTGTTGTAGTATCATAAAAATGAAGGGATTGGATGCGGAAGATGTTAGTGAGGGAGATGAGGAATTGAGTGGGGAGTTTATAGAAGAAGCGATGAAGAAGGGTTATGGAGTTGGAGTGGTGGATTTGAAGAGTCCTGGGATGCTGGTGGATGAGGAAGTGGTGATAGCGGTGGGGTTAAAGGAAAAAATGGAGGGAAGTAGGTTGATTGTAGTAAATGATGATGAGTGGACGAAGATAGCGTTTTTTAGGTTGATGGGAGTGGATTGTAGGAGGGGGGGTGTGGAAATGGTGGAAGTGTTGTTGGGATTGACGGAGTTTTTGAAGGAAGAGAGGGGGAAGGGAAAGCCGAGAGCTGCTGGAGCGTGTGAAGAGTTATGTGAAAGAGGAATGAATGGAGTGAGAGTATAGGAAATTGATAGGGATGGAAAGCCTGGTACTGCGTGGAAACGTGGGACTGGGCTTTTTTTGTAGGTGGGATGGGGAGGAGGGAAGGAGGGGAGGATGAGTGGAGATTCGTGGGTCCAGGGGGATTGGCGGGTATTGGATAGTGGTGGGCAGGAATGGGGGCTGATTGGGGGGCGGTATTGACTTTTTGGGAGGGTGTGGTATGATTTTGTAAGTACCTTGCAACGTGTAAGGTATAAACAGTATAAGAACAGCGTATAGTAGAAAGGGATAAAATGAGTAAAGAATTGAATCAAGAAGTAAAATCGAGCGTTGTAAGATTGGTTAGTAATCTTGGACTGCAAAGTAAGTACAAGCGATTGGCTTTTGGAGGTGCGAGATTGTTGGAAGGGGAATCGGGATATAAACTAATACCGCTGGTTAATGTGGCAATGCAAATCAAGAGCAAGTTAAAGTTAGATGTGTACACGGAAACCGCTTTAATTGCTGATATACAGGGGTTATTGACAGAGGGAGTGTTTACGCTATACAACGAGCGGGGAAAACCTGAGCGAAATTGTAAGATGTTTAAGGCAGGGTATAGCGTTGGAATTGCGGGTGCTAAACAGAGCGGTGCTGTTGCTGATATCGGGGGTTTGTTATGAGCGATTATAACCTTTATGTGTTGTTGGAAGCAATTGCTGAGATATGCGAGCAAGCAGAAATTGACGCGGATTGCCAGTATGATTTCGATACGCTACTTTACTAACATACCCTTTGGGGGTTATGATTTTCACCGCTCTGTTTAATCGACAGGGCGGTTTTTTTATGCACTGATATATCAAGAGGGGTTATATCAATCAATCAATCGTACGCTATTCTAAGGCGGTTATATCAATCGGGGCAATCAATCAATCACCGCATAGACAAGGCGGTTCGCAGCATAGACAAGGGAGATTCCCTATATAGTATCTACACGATAGACAATACCACATATCAGCCAATGTGATGTGATACAGGGGACAAGCAGCAGGGACACTGGACAAGCCAGAGCCAGAACCGCGAGAACCCCCTGCGTGGGTTGCGTTGGGGGGGACGAACACCACATCCACATTGAACAACTTTTGGAGAATCAAAGAAGACCTGACGAGTACACTTTCAAGGGTATCCTCAAGCCCCCTGAGATTCCGCCTCTGTTGATGGTGCTGCGGGCTATGATGATGTTCCCTCTGCACGTTGCTCCCTTCCCTCAAGGAGTTCACGATTCCGGTGTTGCCATTTCTCTTAATGGATTAAATGCTGATGAGTCAAATATAGGGATATGGGGGTGGGCTGACGCTGTGTAAATACGGTTTCTATAGAAATAATTCCTCCAAAGCAAAGAAAGTGATTGACTTTCCCTCCCAGAAATATATAATGATTTAATTAAGTGAATTTAAAACATTATTAAGAGAAAGGAAATCCCTATGTCAGAAACAAAAACACGCACCTGCAAACCCTGTGGCTGCACGCTCCCCCTCACAGCCGAGCATTTCCCTACCAAGAAGCACGGAGAGTTCGGCTACTACTGCCGTTCCTGCCAGTCCAAAGCAGTAATGGCCTCCTCTAAGAGAAATATTACCGCCGCTAAAGAACTGGTCATAGAGTCTCAAAGAGGAGTGGACCCCTGCGAGTGCAGGTGCACCACCTGTATGGAGGTCTTCCCTGAGACCAAGAAATACTTCTGGACAACCCCTTCTGGTAAACTCACCTATACCTGTAGGAAATGTCATTCTCTCTTAAGTGGAATACCCTTCGCCCAAGAATCCACTGCTGTTGAGCCAGTATGCCCCTTCGAGTTCCTTGCACATCCTGGAGACAGCGAACCTTGCCAGAGATGGGGTGTCTGGGTGGTGGAGGAGAATACAGACCAACTACGATGGGTTGCCATAGATGGATACCCCTCTCACCTCAAGCCCAATCCAGCAGGGTATCAGATGGATGAGAATGACCCAGACTCCTACAAGAAAACGCTTCTGGGATAGCTCCCAGAGCGATTCATCAAGAAGCCTCAAAATATATTTCAGAAATCTGTATATTTCCCTTGACAGGATGTACTTTCCAGGATAGAATCCTGACAGTAACTCCCGTCAGGGAAGTAGCCAGGGTCTATATATATAATACTATATATATAATACTACTATTTTCCATTCTCCTCAATCTCCCTCCACAATACTTACCCCTCCCTTTTTTTCATTTCCAATATCTTAATATTTAAACAAAATGTCTTTTAACAGCTTTTTTTCATAACCCCTTTCTCTAAAAAGACATACATCAAAAAAGACTTAATATTCTTTTAAAATCATTTAATTAAAACTCTTCTCTTTTCAAGTCTTTCTCTTAACCTCTTAATCCTTTTCTCTTTATCTTTTAATAAATAAAAAAAGATTATTGACAACCTTCATACTTACCCCTATAATACCCCCTATGACTGAGATAGATACCCAAACAGACCCCATACCAGAAACAGCAGTTCCTACCCTCGAAGAGACCAATGCCGAACTCTCCCGCCTCATTGGTAACTATTTCGACAAAGGACGTACTCCCACCGGCCTTCCTGACACCATCAAGATAGGTTTCTCCGTCTCCTTAGTCTCAGTCAAAGCCTTTGGCATTAGGATGGGTATGCAACCCAAGAGTGCTCACTCCCTCTTAACCGCTCTCTCTATCCCCCTCCTCTACATCAAAGACAAGGCCTACTTCAACGAATTCTCTCTCGAACTTGTCCTCCATCTCATAACCAAACCAGGAGGACAAGGCTTTGCAACTCCCACCTCCAAATACGTCTCTTCCGGAAAGGCTGCCCGGGACAAACATATCCGACAACCTTTCTCAGCAGTGCCCAAAGACTTAATCAAAGAATCCGCTTCTCCGGAAGCCATAGAAGAAATGCTTTCGATGCGTACCCTCAAAGCGTCCGCCCTCTCAGGAACCGTCCGCCGCCTTTCCCCTGAAACGAAAGCCCACTTAAAAGAACTCGCCCTCTCAACCGCAAAGGAATTCTCCCTTGGATAACATCGAGCCAATCCCTCAACCCCAACTCCCAGTCAACCCCATAGAAACCTCAGGGGGCTTAACTCCTGCGCATCGCATTCTTCTCCAATATAGAGATATGGGAGTAATGGCCAAGGTGATGCTTGAGGCCGGCTGGACTCCGGAGTTTGAAATCAGGGAACTCCTGGCTCTCGCCCAGGACGCCGACAGTCCTAAACTTAAACTTGCTGCCATCAAATACCTCAGAGAAATCAGAGACCAGGCTCTTCAGAACGCCGGACAACTTGCTCAGGTTTCCCGTACAGTGCTTAATCCAGACGGCTCAGTAACTCGTTTCTCCGCAAACGTAGTCGCTAACCATCTCCCAAATATTCCCGAACACCAGTCTGATAATACACAAACCCTTTCAACCTTAAATCAGGAGACAGAAAATGTCAGCATCAAAGAATCAGAAACAACAGGAGAAGAATTCAAACAAAGCATTGGCAGCCCTCTTGGAGACGGACCAGATACCCTCCCCTCCTCTGACAGAAACGGAGACGTTAATCTTGAACGAACCACTCCCTTTAGAGAATCTGACGATACCTTCAAACGAGGCCCTGCCGCCGCTGTCATTCATAGACCCACCATCAACTTCGGACACAGAAACCCCGTCATTATCAGTGCCGGAGACGCAAAGCCCAGAAATTGAAATCTTTGAGGTTCTCCCTCCCTCTTGGACAAAAGGAGTACCTGCTTACGCAGAAAGACTGATTTGTCAGTTCTTTTCTAATGTGGAGGTTATCCGTCAAATCTTAGGAGAACTCACCTCTGCAAATCAATACGTCTTCGTTCCAGTTACAGATTGGACGAAACTTCTGGGAACCAATGAATTTCCATACCTCCTTCTCTCAGAACTCCTTACTGACCGGAACTGGGTAGAAAGCACTCTCTACACCTCTCTGGTCATTGCAGGAGACGGCATCTATAATGAGAAGTGGGCACAGATGCTTCTTGTATCTCAAGCCTACTTCCAAGCCTCTCAGAAATATCTCATCAGAAAGATTGCACTTGATGGAATGAAAATACGTGGCTAAAATAATAATACCGACAGGTTCTTCTAATCCCTGGTATCCTTTACCAGCAGACTATCCTTCTCTTACAGCAGAAGGACAGCAAAGAGCCAGGCTCTCTGTTCTGATGGACCACAGTACTCCCGCAAAATTCATTGAAGCCTGGAGTCTGTTTCGCAATCTCTATCTCAAGAACACCGAGCCTGGTTTCTTCTATGACGACTTTGTACCTTCCCCCAAGTTTCACTACGAACTCATAGAAGACATTGCCACCTACCCCTACAACGTAGTGGCAGCCCCCCGAGGATTCGCAAAGAGCACTCTCATCTCAAAGGAGATTCCGCTCCTTCTCCTCCTGACTCGTCCCAACTTTAAAATAAGCATAGGACTCGCAACTGACCGTCTTCTTGAACGACACTTCGATGTTCTTATGACTCAACTAACCTCCAACCCAAACATCCTTGAAGATTTTGGAAACCTAAAATCAAAGAAAGGAGAGGGCATATGGAATCACCACACTCTCACTCTTACCAACGGCTCCTTCATAGAGGGCTTCTCCGTCACAGGAAGGAAACGAGGAGCTCGTCCTCATCTCTTTATCCTCGATGACCCTGAGTATGACCCAGACTCCGATTCCGAGACAGCCAGGGCCGCCATAGCAGAGAAGTTTGAAGTCCTCCTTTTCAAACAAATCATTCCTATGCTTAGGAGAGACTGTTCTCTCACATGGATAGGCACTATTATCGGAGCACGCAACTATCTTTATTACGCCTGCTCCACTACAGAAGACGCCCGCTTCACTGCGTGGAACCGAAAGATATACGAAGCCTTTGACCCAGGTACATCTAATTCTATTTGGACAGGAATGTGGAGCGATGAAGCTCTTGAGAGACGCCGTATCGAAATCGGAGAATCCGCGTTCTCCACAGAATATCTTAATCGTCCTGCATCCAATAAAGACCGCATCCTTTCCATCATTCCCACAATGAATGAATACACCATACAGTATGAAGATGAATCTCGTTATGTAGAAAGCCCTCTTACCGATGACCGCTCTCTCGTAACATATCACACACGTCCTCCCTTATCAAAAGACACACCGGCAGATGTCTTCCTGTCTCCCGAGAAGATGGTCTGGGAAAAACGTACCGCCACTCCCTCTGCTCTATTTAGAGGACTCTTCCGTTTCATTACATTTGATAACGCAGAAGGCCTCTCTCCTCACCACGATTATTCCTGCATATTGGTTATGGGACTTGACAAATTCAACTGTCTCTGGATTCTCGATGGATGGGTAGGCAGAACCAAGCGAATCCAACGACTTGCCAAAATATATGAGATGGCCGTGAAATGGTACGTTAAGGTCATCGGTATCGAAGCAGTAGGGATGCAGGGAGAAATCTCGGAAGCAATGGAAGAATACATCGACAATCTCCGTCAGGATATGCCCGAATACTTCAATCCTCGAGTAATGCCCATCAAATATCCTCCCTACGATTCCAAGGCAGACCGAATCTCAGGACTCTCCTGGAGATACCGTACCGGTAAAATTAAATATCCTGCTCACCTCAAGAATACTCAACTCATCAGGGACCTCTACACTCAGACCCTTGATTTCACGATGGACCTTGCTCTCCTGCGTCACGATGACGTTATTGACTGCGTGGCAATGAGTCAATATGCGGTGAAGTCGAGAGGGGCCCTGCTTCCCTCCACTTCTCCCACTCAAGGAAACACTATCCAGGAACTCCTCGCTAAAGGCCAGACTCAACTTAACGGAATTCCTATCCTTTCCGGGCTCAATGCTTCAGAGATTACCCAAGAAATGATAAACAACATTCTTGACAGCAAAAGAAGTCAACCGTATAATGGCCCTAAGGATGCCATTAGAGAGACATTAAAACCAAGAAATGACCGTCATCCAATAAGAAGAAGGAGATACCAATGAACACTGAAACAAATTTAAACATCCTGCTATACACCAATATAACCCTTATCCTCATTATGGCAACCCTTTTACTTGTCTCAATCTTCGTTATATATAAACTGACGAAACAGTCATTCTCCTCCTCCAGTGCCCTCCAAACTGAACTCCTTGCGTTGAAGGCAATGAATACCCTCCTCTCAGAAACTTCACCTGCGGGAGTTCAGATGGGGCACGCGATACTCAATCATAAAAGAGAAGTATCTTTTCCTCCCCGAACCACACTCCCCAAACAAACAAATGAAACTCCCCCTACCAACACACCTATTCCTCAGGGGGCTGTACGTGTTACCCAAAGAAACCCTGACTAACTTAATATAAGGAAATCTAATAATGAGTACCGACCTTTTAATTCTCCCTTCAAATAAGGAAGCCCGTGAAACAGTTGTTTCAAACATAGTGGCTGAAGGCAAGAGAGCTCGTAATATTAAGTCTGTGGCATGGTGGATGGCTTATCATTATCTTCAGGGAGCCCGTAGATTCTCTTCCCTCAATTTTGAAGATGGTTCCGTAGAAGTAGATTACGTGGAAGATTCTTCCCGCAATAACCTCCTCAGATACCGATATGAAGGGGTGGTCTCAAAGCTGCAATCTCAACAGGGAAGGCTTATGAACATCAATCTTGCCCCGGCAGTCTCATCGCTGGGAGTCGGGTTGGATGGGGTGAAGAAAGCCAGTATTGCCCAGGTAATCCTTTCCAGTATTTTTCCGGAAGAAAAGGTTATTGAGATGCAAAAGGATGCCACCAACAATTTTCTCCGATTTGGAACGATTGGACTGGGAGCTTGGGTGAAAGATACCAAAACTTTCGGGATAGAGATTATCCCTCCTTGGGAACTCCTGCCTATTCCTGCACAAATTACCCGCTCTTCTGAGTGTCAGGGTCTCATACGCAGGAGGAAGGTGGCTTTGGATTGGATAAAAACCCTCTCTAAAGTTCCGGGACCCGGGGCGAAGGTGTGGGATGAAGTAGAAAAGACCAGAGTTTCCAGAGGAGTAAGCGGGAAAGATGGAGACCGCACTGGAGATGTCCTCAACCTTTCTCAATCAGTAACCTCATCTTTTAATAACCAAGGCAAAAGTAGTGATAAAGCACAGCAGGAGCTTATGGACCTTGTGGAGTTTACAGAGGTTTGGACATATACTGCTGATGGTTTTGTCGCAGAATATGCGATGTATGCCGGCACGAAAGAAATACACTATAAGAAATATACAGACCTCGACAAGATGTATCGTCCGATTCATATGGCTCGATATATGGACATTGGCGGATTCTGGGGCAGAAGTTATGTTGATACTCTTATTCCAATGAATGTGGAAGTTGAGTTTATGTCGAGTCGTCTTTTTCAGAATATAGAGGACTTGGATAATCTGGGTATTTTATGTGAACCAACGAACCTGGGCATTCCTGCGGAAATACAGGATAGTGCCGATGGGATAAGAAGGATTCGATATGAACCTGACTACTCGTTCCCTGACCTGAAACCCTTTGCAATACAGCCTGTTCAGTCGGGGCTCTATCCGATGAGGATGCTGGAACTTGCAAAAGGAATGCTGGATGAACTTGCCAACCAGCCCACCGCATTGATGGCGGGAGAAGCTCCTGGGCGTGTGGATAGTTCGGCGGGACTGGGAATGCTGATGGAAACCTCGAATACGCCCCTTTCTCCTGCGGCAGCAGACCTGGCAGGTGCGGCCATCGGATGCTATAAATACATACTGGATACGATAAGAAAGACGTGGAGTACTACGGATACCCTCATCGTTACCCAGTTGGATGATGCGATAGCCGGGATTAGCTTTGACCCCACCACCGGAGAGATTACTATTCCGGAGAATGCGATTCCTTCTCCTCAGGAAGTGAAGATGTCAGTGGTGTCTCAGACTCCCCGAAGTCCTCAGGAACAGAAAATGGCCTTGCAGGAGGCACTGAAAACCCAGATAATTACTCCCACAGAATATCGGATACAGGTACGGAAGAAAGGACTGGACCTTCCTGTTGGAAATGAAATAGAATGGCAGAATTACAGGAGAGCAGTCTATGAAAACATTCAATTGTTTAAAGACGGAGAAACCCCCGGTACAGTCATTGTTACCAGTCAGGACCTTCATATGCTCCATTTGGACGTCCTTAAAGCATTTATGGCAAGTCCTGAGTTTTTATCGGCCTCTGTTCCTGTACGGGAGGCGTTCAATAAACATTTCCAGATGCACGAAGCAGGCCTTGGAAAATACCCAGAAGATATGGGCTACCCGGAAGACATCGCTGACCAGCAAGTACAATACCAAAAGATGGGAGGCGAGATGCCTCCGCAAGGAATGCCGCCACAAAGGTCCTTCCCGCAAGAAATGCCCCCGCAGGGACTGGAACAAGCAATGCAAGGAGCTCAGGGGATACCTGGCTCAGAATTTGAAGGAATGATGGATTAACCCTAATTGAAAGGAAGTAAATGTTAAACCCTGATGGCACACCCCAGACCCCCGAAACTCCCTCAGGAACTCTCCCTCCACAAGGAGCAGCCCCAACAGAGTTCGAGGTCACCGTAGCCGGTCAAGTCAAGAAGATGACTATTGACCAGTTGAAACAAGCAGCATCAAAGGCTGAAGGTGCGGACGAGAAGTTCCGAATCGCAGCCGCAGCCGTAAAAACACAGGAATTAGTTAAAACAATGTTAAATTCTCCTACCGGACTGGACTACGAAGATGCTGTAGTTCTCGCCCAGAATGTAGGAGGGAATCCAGAGGATTATATGTTTGAACAGGAAGCACCCACACTCCAGACCCCGCCAGCAAGAGTCCCACAAGCCCAAACTTTCAACACTCTTCCTGTTTCAACGGGATTGAGTGCAGAGGATATGGAGGATTTAGCGTATGCAAGAAGTCAGAGAATGGAAGGATATATTACAAAAGTTAAAGGTGATATAAAAAATACACTTGACAAAGATACACAGATTAGTACACTGATGGGTAAAGTACCTGAAGCTCAGAAGGCTGGCCTTCAGGAGGTGCTCTCTGAAATGGTGTATGAGGAAGTATCACGAAGAGTAGGTATGAGCCGACAGACTTACGGGCCCTCTTTGGTACAGGATGTCATCCAGAAGGTTGCGTCCCGTGTCAACAAATTAGGGTTACCAACAGCCGGGCGTCAGGAAACCAATATGTTGGAATTTCCAATAAGCGGTCTTGGCCCCATAACTGGAATGTCTAACTCAGAACTAATGAGTGATAAGCCGATTGAAAGAGTGTCTTCGAACGATGGCAATTATTCAGATAACTTTGTAGCACGTTTTGCCAAGAAGCTCGCACAGGCCACTACCAATAGGCGATAATACCAAATCATTGCTGTTTGTTGAAGACACAAATAAAGTAACAAACACAATTGAAAGGCTACAAAAATGACCCAATATTTATTAAATGTCCTTAGTACGCAGGTACAGGACGAATTACCTATGGTAATCAATGATTCCTTCAAGGGAATCGACCCCGTGTGGTCACGCATCAATCAAACATCTATCGGCGTTGTTTCGTCTGAAACAGCTCAGATGAACTACAAATGGCAAGTCAATCACACCTTCGAAGGTGGCTTGGCTGGTAACATGGTTCCAGGAGACACAAATCCTGCAATTATGGATGACACTCTTTATAGCGGAATGGGAACAAAGTTCCTCAATACTGCAACACTGGGTGGAACAACTGGCGGTTTCCCGACTGCAACTGATTCTCCTCACGCTGGTGTGTGGGAAAGAAAACTCAATCTGCACGTCACAAAAGGTAACTTCCCAGTTCCCGTACAGTGGCTCCAGATGGACAAACTTTCCGCAACGCATATCAAACAGATTGCTATGGACATCAAGGCCATCGGCAAACTGCGTGCTCAGATGGAAGCAATCAGCTTCTTCTGCAAAAAGGTCAATGCTGTTCCGACACTCGGTTCTCCTGCTGCTGACGTTGTCATTTTAGATAATGACAAAACAGCAACCATCACCATCACTGACGGCAGGATTTCATACTTCTACCCTGGTATGTTGATTGATGCAGTTGCGTCCAACGCCCTTACAACCTCGTTGTTTGACGGTGTTGTTATGGTCTCAGCAGTCAACTACCTTGCAAAAACCATCACTATCGTTGGAGGCGGAGCACTTTCCAACGTAGAATTGAATGATGGCGGTGTGACGCTATCTGCGTCTGGTGCTACAAAAGCTCTCCTTATCTGGAGAGGCACTTCTCAATACAGACCGCTTGTATCTTGGGGCCTGGAAGACTGGATTAAACCAGGAGCAGTTTCAGGTGCAGACAGGTATGCTTTCCAGACGGCTATTGACGCAGGCGGTATTGACCTGTTGGCTCACCCAGAAATGGCATCCCAGATTGTTGCAGTAGATGGTGCTCTGACAGATACCGTGCTGAACGGCTATGTCGGAGGATTCATTGATGCATACGGTGATGCTGCTCCAGATACCATCTTGACGACTTGGGGCACTACCCTCAAATACATACAGGCTCCGAATGCTTCTGGTTTGGACCGTATGATGTTCGACAGGCAGGCTGCCGCATTGACCGTCAAGGGCGGTTTCTCAACGGTGTCGTTCGTCTTCAACGGCAGAAATATGGAATGGATGACTTCTTCTCTCGTCCTTCCTGGAACTCTGTACGGGCTCAAGCTCAGAGATAACAACATCAAGCGGTATGTTCCACCTCGCGTAGGCGGTTCAGACAGCCGTATTGGTGCTGAAGTTGAATTCTTGGCTCCGTTGGGCGGCCACTCAGGTATCTTTAAGATTGCACACGCAGCATCAGGTGCGTCTCTTGAAATGCTCGAGGCTCCGTTCTGGCAGTACAGACTCATTGCGGCTCTCGACCCACGAAGCATCAAGCTGACCGGGCTGACGGAAGCAACAATGGTGTAATAACAACCGCCCCCTGAGGAAACGAGCAATCTAACCTCAGGGGGCTTACTTTGAATTAGGAGATTTACAATGAATAGCTTAACAAGTGCACAAGCAACACTTGCCAATAATATGTGTCCGGTTGCAAACACTCTTTCTATTGGAAACAGGATTATGAGTTTGGAACAGGCAGATATTCGCGGTAGTGTTTTTTATGTGGATTCAGTGAATGGAGCCGCAACAAACGGCGGAACAAGCTGGTCGGATGCTTTAACGACTATTTCAGCAGCAATTGCTCTTTGTACTGACAATAAGGGAGATGTGATTAAGGTTGCTCCTTTTCATCAGGAAGTACAGGCTGTGGCTGGAAACCTGTTTTCTTTGACTAAAGCAGGGATAACTATTATAGGAGTCAGCAATGGGGCATATAATGCTCTTGTTGCCACAGGTGCTTCTACTCTCCACAACAGACCAACCTTGATTCTGGACCACGCAGATGCAACCATTGCAATCAGTGCTCCAAATTGTCGAATCAGTGGTTTCTTGTTTGTGACAGATGTCGCAGACGTTGTTTCAATTCTTACTCCGGCAGCTACGGCAGATGGGTTGATTATTGACAACAATGTGTTTAGAGATAATGCTACAAATCTGGAGTATCTGGTAGCTATCACTTTACTGGCGGCTACTCCGAATGTTCAAATTATTGGTAATAAATTCTATACAACTGCGGCAGGCGGGACAGCTAACGCTATTCTTTCTGCGGCAAATACAGGACTTGTTATCAAGAACAATTATGCATTCGGTGCGTTTTCTACAGGTGTTGTGTTGACTTCAGCTCCCCTTGTTGGAGCAGAGATAGTCGGAAACATTTTGATAAACAGCGGAGCCATTGCTATCGCTCTTAATGGAACTACCTCAACTGGTGTTCTGGCAAGTAACTTCTTGGCTGGCACTACGAGTCAGGCTGCTGCTCTTACGGGCGACAATGCAATGTTCTGTTTTGAGAATTACATCAATGATACTGTTGGGTCAAGCGGTTTGCTTAATCCTGCGGCTGACAGTTAAGGAGTAGATGATGTTAGGACCCTGTACATTAGATAGAAGCCAGCATCAGATTTTGGAAACAGAGATAGGAAGCTGGTTGAAAAGAAATGTTGAAAACGCAGAGGATGCACGGAGACTTTTTGTGTATCGTCATATGCAGACAGGGAACTTCATTGTCGCCTGGTGGATTTCGAAAGAAAGGGGACGTTTCTCAGAACTTATGAATCTGGGCACGTCCCTTTCTTCCTTCACCAGAGAGATGGCCCGTTCCTTCAAACAAATCCTTTCTCCTCAAGCAGGAGGAAAATCCGCTATTGAACAACAGATGAAGAACGCACAGTATCAAGAACTTATGGCAAAGCAACAGGAAGCAGATGAGATAACAGCACGAAATAACCATTATAATAAACACTAATTAGGATAAGTAAAATGGCTAAAGAAGAACGGCAGCACGATGAACCTTAT